CTTGTAACTGAAAGAAAGTCCTTGGCTTTCAATACCTGTTCTAAATTAACAGTGATAACTTCTTTTTCATCCATTTTTTACCTCTCTTTTACCTGATTAACCAGCGATGGTGTATTCTGCCAAATCTTTCCACTTGGCACCTGCGCCTTTGCGAATCTTAACTACCTGAATAAGAGTACGCAACGACAATTCTTTGACCGAATCACGAATGGAATCGATAAGGCGCAATGCATCTTGCTTGAAGACCATTTCATACTCAGGCATGAAGCCAGGTTGGTCAAGCAAGAATTGCATACGCTCGATTTTCTGCTGCGTAGTCATCGACAGGTCGACAGACATAGAGCGAGAAATAATAGCCTGGTCTAGAGCTTCAGACGGCATATTGGAAATAAAGATGATGCGGCCACGAAACTCAAACGATTGCGGCAATTCCTCATCACGCATATCCGCACGCCATGAAATGATACGGCGGTCATAGGAATCAAGGGCGGCCTTGAGTAGATTCAAGGACACGGGATCCTTGAGCACGGAATCGCAATCATCAAACACGACCACGCCGTCTTGGTTCTCATAAAGAGTACGATACAGGCCTTTGGGTGTAGAGTAACCTTTGATAACACGGTAAGACCTGGCGCTGTCAAGCACGGCGCCGACCTCAAACTCATCAAGGACTGTAACATCATTGAGGCCAGCATCCTGCAATGCAGCAGTGACGGTGTGGGACTTGCCAAGACCGCCAGGACCACAAACGATAACGGACGCCTGGATGCCATTGGCCAACATAAGGACCATATCACCAACGAATTCGAATCGCTGGTTGATAGTGAAGCGAGACTCGGTGGCCTTGGCCATCACGGCCTCGGTGGCTTGCGCCATACGCTTCTTGGTGTTACGAAAACCAGCCTTAGGTACGCCACGGGGCATAAGAACTCCTGTTGTGTTAATCAATCAATAAGAGAATTCTAACACAAGTGGAAGAAAAGTCAAGTCAGTAAAAAGTACTCACACAGTCCGGTCAAGTATTACATTATACTTTTCATAATGTTTGCACAATTTGTTATAAGAATTCTTAATATCAATTGTAACAATACCAGGACCCCATTGATTTATATCTCTTTGAATGTTATAAAACAAATCACGATATAATTTTAATTCTTGGTTTGTTCCAATAGGACAAACTTCGAAATCATTCTCATTTATATTACTTTGCATCAAACAGCTCCGCTGCTGTAGGTGTATATAACCTGTTAGTCAATTTCATATATTGGTGCGAATCAGTGATTGTACCAACGCCATCTACAGCAATTCGTGCAAATTTATCCGCATCAATAGGTTCATACTTGTGACCACTCAAAATAGTAATCATGTATTCCCAAGCCAAACGATCTTTCATAATAAATTTCCTTTTAACTGTATTGCCCACTGGCATGAAACATTATATAATCTGCAACTTTTTTTCGACCTTCTTCACCAGACAAATAAATTTCGTTTGGTGTTTTATTGTCAAATGCTTTGTTTGGTGAATCCCACCATTGGTCAATTAATTCACTTCGACCAAGCATTGCATACAAATACTTGTTCAATGTTAATTTAATGATTGTCATTTTAATCAATGTCAACGGGAGTTTTACACCAAATTTCAAACTTTTTCCAAGAATCATTAAAAATGGTTTCACCACCATCTTTAACAACCACTCGGTTTTTGTGGACATGGTACTCATAATGTTGACCACAATCTATCATGGTCACGGGATACAAATAGAAATTGCCAGCTTCTGTTTTAAAGTGTGCAACCATCTGAGCTGCAAGGCAACCCATGCCATTGGCCAATTTTCGTTTGTCACCAACAGGAATTCCGTTGACGATAGCATCGAAACTATTCAGAAACTCTGCCAATTCAACACCATGGCCTTCAGGATAACCATCGAATTGGCGATACATGTTTATAAAAGCTGTATCGTTATAATCATCATAAACAAAAGTCAAACACCGTGTTCCCATTTGCAATCACCTTTCTAAGTAACAATGAGAGAATTCTAGTCGAGGCCTTGCGAAAAGGCAATAGTGTGTGTTGTTTTAAAGCAACATGTCAATGATTAGATTTTAATCACTCTTATATTTTTAGGTGGTTTCTCCAAACCAAACCTTTCGAGAATTAAATCTACAGCAAGGTCTTCACTAAATGGGAATGGTTCTTTTTTCCAATTTTCAATGGTACTTGCACACTCTTTAACAACCAATTCACAGAGTTTTAATACTGCTTCTTGTTGATAAGAATCCATTTCATCCCATCCGCCTTGTGCAGTAAGGCCTGCCGCATACATTAGATCATCAAATTGTGTGGTCATCACCAATCTCTTTCATCGGAAACTGTAACTGTAAACTCGCCATCAATACCTTCATGATGAATAATAAAAGTGGCTGTCAATACTGAGCCAATGCCGTTGTCACCTTGTACACCAAGAGTTACACTGCCCCATTCTTTATCTTTATATAATGTGTCCATCAACTTTTGCAGTTTATTAATCTCTGCACGGTTTAGGTGAATTGTTTTAATTTCTTGTGTCATTTTGTTTGTTCTGCCAACAGTTTATAGCCTGTACCGGTTGGATGAATGCCATCTTTACTCATATGATCCTTAGGTCTTGGTAAGACAACATCACCATGTTCTTTTGCAATACGCATAATTGCGTCATGTTGGACTGGTTTGCGGTCTTTGCCCGGATCAATCCAGAATACACGCTTACCATCAATATTAATCCGCATTCTACGCAATTCATTTTCAGTTTTGACACCAGCGTGGTCATTTGCACCAAGGCTAATAATAATAGTTTGATATGGTTTTTCAATAGCTTTGTGCAAATAGTCCTTATTCCACTGCCAACTATTCCAACCACCTTTAGAATAAGAAACACATTCTTTACGCGCCATTGAAACACCAACAGCGATAGAATCTCCAATAATCATACATTCAAGCATTTTTAACTCCAAGTCCTATGTCTTTCTGCCACCCATTCTGATCCATCATATTCTTCAATATACCAATCAGCATCATCAGGAACTTCCACAACTTTTAATGCAGCAAATTTCCCATCAGCTTTGTCTCCCATTTCTTCTACAATTTGAACAAGAATAGGATCATCACGGAGAATATCATTGTACCACCAATTTGGATCGGTGATACCTTTGCGTTCTTTATATAATGCTTCGGCCTCATCAGATAGACCAAAGCCACCAAAATCTTTGTTAATTACAACTTTAATCATTTTATTTTTTTGACCTCTGTTTTCTGTCATACGATCAATTTCACGCTTTACATCAGAATCACGCACTATTTGACTCCGAAATGTTTTGAAATCACTACTGCCGCAGTGTCAGCACCATAAATCATGTCATCAGTAATGCCACGCAAGTTAGCCACGGCATGTGCTTGTGCAATACATTCACGCACAACCAATTCAACCAATTTCACCAACTCATCATCATAACTTGTTGACCAATCAATCGTTTCACCCTCAGGTTTCCAATCTTCATCAGCCCACAAGATAAATCCAGCCTGCTCAGCCAATTCCTTAATTCGTTCGTTCATTATGGTGCCCCAAGTTGTTTTTTCAGTCGCTTAATCTCTGCTTTGAGATTACGATTCTCTAAATCAGCCCAACCTGCACGGTCTTGCATTTCTTTCATTTGTTTAGCAAAGTCACGGTCAGAAGGAGTAAGTTCTTCGGCTGGATAAATCATAAACTTACCATGGTCCCAATCAAAACCCATGCTTATACTTTTTATAGGCACCGTAGGGTGTGGACCAACTGTAGCATATGGCAGTTTAATCATAATCACCACTTCTGGATCTTCATAATGGTCATCACGATGGTAGAGATTCACAATACGGTGTAATTCACTAAATTTCATTATTCAACTCCAAAATGTTCCTTGATTATGATGCCACAGTGTTCACCGAAAGCCATATTATGTCCTTTTGCCTCACTGAAACAAATACCGGCACATTCCCCGACAATCAATCTTGCGAATCGTTCAATAAATTCTTCTTGCGTATCCCACTTCTCACCAGAATCTTCTCTAGCAGCCTTGAGCCAGCATTCTCTAATTCGTTCATTCATCGTGGATCCATTCCGCCATCACTGGCAATATCCGAATAACTATCATTCTTTTTATTCTTTAGATGGTCAATAGCAGCCTCCCAACCTTCTTGAAAAGTATTCCAATGGTCTTCCAATAGGTCACTAACATATTCACCATTGGGTTTACGGCGCAGCCCATGTGCCGTAAGGCTGCCTGCAATACTCAATGACGAATATGTAATGGTCTCAAATGCATGGCGCATTGGGTCCACAGTTTGTGGGAAATCAATGGGATTATCGGTGTTGGTGTAGTGCATCATTCCACTCCAAAGTGTTTCTTCACATCCTCAATACAACGCATGACCTCTTGGTCTTCACGATTCAAATCACCCATGTATCGTTTTTGCAGGACATTAATAGCCTCAGCCACCATTAGTTCGGAGAATTTTGCAACCTCAGAACCAATGAGTACATCAGCGGTTTTGTATTCATCTTGTGAAGCCAATGCCTCTTTGGTCTTGCATGACCGGTATAATTCAATTACTCTTTTATTCATTTTACATCCAATACTTGATTACAATATGCTCAACCACAAGGTAATAACCCCACAACGGGAATATAAATGCGAAAAAGGTTGACCAGAAACCTTGTGCAAGCACCAGACCAACCAGCCAACCAATCAATAACAGAAACGATATTAGATATGGCATATTATTTTGCGTATACAGGTGATTTTGTATCTTGTTTAGTAATTGGACAAACAAAATGCATGATATCTCGGCCTTGAATATCTTCCTCAATATTCAAGAATTCAATCTCATTGGTAATATGTTCCTCTGAACATTCTTTACAAATCACAATAAACTGTCGTTCCATTATTGCTTCACCCTTAGCCAATCGGCATATTCCTTGACCAACATAGACTCATCACCTTTGATACAATACACAATACCACCACGTTCCCAGACCAAATTAGGAAAGTTTGCACGGCAATACTCAATGAAACCATCAATATTGAAATTGTAGGTTTCTGCGGTATAGACCAGGTTACATTTAATTAGCATATTGTATCATCAAAAGAGTAAATTGGCAACCACAGCAATGTTAATTGAAAAAACAATGCCGTCCATGAGATAACCGGCTTTTCCTTCTTGGCTATAATCCACAGTAATAAGACGATAACCGAAAAACAATACAAAAAATATATTGAATAAGATCATAATTTCAGCCATCGTTTACTCCTATGATTATTTAAATTCCATCAACATATTGGCAACTCGGTTACCATAAAGATAAGACAGGGTTTTCCAGACCGAATCGTTTACGCCGTTATATTCACGGAAGCCAGTGTATAGGTTTTTGAACCACATTTCATCATCATGGGCTTCCGCATATTTTTCTGCTATAATCAGATAATCCATTTTAATTACTCCAATATGATTCAGACCTGGGGCTTGCATGATATGGTGTATCGTACCGTTCCTGAAACTCAATACCCGTCATCAAGTTTTTCCGTGTTACATAGGTTTCAAACACTTCCACAATCAAACCAAGCTTGCGTTTCTGTTCAGCCACAACCTCAATATAATCTTTGGTAACTGGTGCAAAATCTTGGACAGCATACAGCCGGCGACCTTCTTTGGTGCGTTTATCGGATTTATAGATTTCCAAGGTGTATTCGGTGAGGGCAGACATATTAAAACTCCTTTTAATGGTAGAAACTAAATTAAAGAACTCTTTAAAAATAGAAACCCATTTTAAAACCAAGTGCATCGTACACACATTCCCGTACCGCAGTATCGGTGGCTTCACCGTAACCATCGATTTTGGATACAGTTTCCAGCATATCGTAAACCTCAGGCCAGGTCAGGTTTTTATACTTTGCACCAGCCACGATACCGTGGATCATTGCATTGCCTTCATCGGTGAACATTGCGTAGTCCATATGAAATTCCTTTTCAATCAACATGAAAGAGATTATACCAGAATTGGTGGAAATGGCAAGTGTTGTTGTATAGAAACAACAGTTATTTCTTTTCCATTGCATAGGTGGACAGAATCCACTTTGCACGGTTTAAGGTTTGCCGAACATCTTCGACAACCATAAACTCATAAGATCCACCATTATCTGAACTCATCATTTCCTGGCAGTCCGACATAAGGCTCATTGCGTACATTACGGGACCAGCCATGCGGTATGTCAGCGATTCTTCCACGGCTTCTCTCATTTCAGCCACGGTGCAACCATACATACGGACTTCACGCTTTTCAGCATCAGACATTGTTGCGTACATAATAACCTCCATTAGATGAAAAGTTCCTTGGGTGAGAACCGAATCTTACCCTCAAATTCCAACTGGTCCCGTTCAAAGGGGGTTAGGTAATCATCTTCCTCGATAATCCAATCCACGATATACTCATGGAAATATTCATTGTCACATTCAATTTGGGGACGGAGAGACATTACAATTTCCGTGGTATCAAGGAAACTTTTATGGTTAAAGTTTTTAACCACATAATCCGAACCACCTTTGGGTTTGAAATGGGGTTTGATGGTATCGCCATAGTTTTCATAAACTTGGGTGGAAATCAGCAATTTAGCCATAAAAATCTCCGTTAGAACCGTTGAACAATGATGGAATTATACCAGAACCAGAAGGTTTGTCAAGTCAGTAGAAAGTACTCACTCACCATCATATAGTATACGATTTACCTCACCTACACCTACCAAAACTGTATCTCTAACCGCACCGTACACCTTAAAAGGCTCATCGACCTTTACAGTATGTTGAACAGAACCACCGTATTTGACACGGGATTCTGTTACCAGACCAGAGTATGGGAAAAGACCCATATAAAGTCCGTTGATACGCTTACCTTCTAGATTCCAGTCCATCTTTTACCTCAGTCTTACCTTAACGCTACCTTACTCTTACCTCAGTCTAAGAGAACCATATATTCCTCAGGGAAATGCTTAGAGAACCAATCCAGTCCTTTCCGAACCGTATCATATTGACCAAACATTTCCGCACCACGAATTGTATCATATACCGCAACCGCATCAGGTTCCAGATAACATGACTCACCAGAGAAAGGATTGGTAACTAGTACCTTATCAGTATCCAGAATAGTACAATCAAAGGGAAGTTTACGATTTGCCATGGTTTTTTACCTCAAAGTTAAGAAAAAAGTTTACCTGAAATGCTACCTGAAAGTGCAAAAAAGTGTCAGAAAGTGTGAAAAAGTGTGGTGCGCGTGGAGTTTCGCGGAATTATGTTAAGTTTTAGGAAAGATTGGCACTTAGTCTCTCACCGCGATCCAAAATCACCTCAAAGCACCTCAATATCCCACTCCGTACCATAATCCTGAAATGCCATATCACGCTCCCATATCATAGAGGCGCGATAATCCATAGCATCCCAGAGGGTTTCAAAGGACTCCACGATAACGCCAGATTCCGTGACATTATACAATTGATTCTCAATATCAAATTCAATTTTAAAACTCATAATCAATCCTCCGCAATTGTATCAATTTCCACAATAGCATAATTCTGCATTGTATCAGAATTTTTCACAATGTCATCCACACCGTCCTCGATAATAGAATGAGCTTCTATTTCAGAATCAGCGTAGACTGTTAGTTTTACTGTAATTTCATACAGTGTTTTCATGCAGCGCCTTTCGTTTTTCAATGATGTTATTATGACACAATGGGCGGGTTTGGCAAGTATTCAAAAAGTATTACAGCCAATTGGTCGACTATTCTGGGGCTGGTTGCCATGGCGGTCTCCCGCATGATATAATGGTCCAAACGCATTCCGCCGGAGTAGTACTAAAGTATTACAGCAAGGAATGGCGTGCAGCCCCAGCGTCCACCCCAGTCTTGCTTTCGAATGATTCAATTATACCGAAACCAGAGCGTCCGTCAAGCCCCCTTGGAATGACCCAGCGGATTGGTCGACTATTCCATGGACGCTTGCCATTCCCTCCGGTTCTGTCATAATTCATTCCATGTTGAAGCAAACGGTCACATTAATCCAAACCCCAAAGGCGGTCCTATGGGCTGAGCGTGGCCGATACTACAAAACCTTGGCTCTTGCCAAAGCTGTGGTAATGAAAGAAGCCCGCTACGCTTCGCGGAATCTTGGTGTTGCCGTTATAACCAATTTGACAATTCGATAAGGAGAGCATATGAGCTACAATGGATGGACTAACCGTGAAACCTGGCTGGTTAATGTCTGGTTCAATCCGGAATCCCGTGAGGATGTAGAGGCTGCACGGTACACCCTGGAGGAGCAGTATGATGCCATTCCGGATGGTCCACTAAAGGACATGGTCCACCTTTCCGAAGTGGACTGGGACCAATTGCTGGAGCATTTTGAGGATGAGGAAGAGGCTGAGGAGGAATAACCATGGGATACAGGAAGCCGGTTTCCAAGGACTTTGCCGATAGGATGAAAGTGGCTAATGCTGGCATGGCTATGACCAGCACCACATCCATGGGGTTCACCAAGTGGGTCAATAAGGATATCCGATACGTGGAGGAAACCGGCGACTGGTCGGAATTGCTGGCCAAGGCCGAGGCCCGGACCAGGTACTTCCGCAATGTATTCTACCGGTAAACTGGAATACTAAAGTATACACTTGCCAATCCTCGGAATTCTGGTACAATCCATTCCATTGTAAATCGCAAAGGACGCAACATGCTGAAGCTCTCCAAAACCTCTAAGCTTGGTACCAAGTCCTGGTCCTTGCAAGCAATCGAAACCTGCCCCGGTTCGGTTGGTGCGGATGGTAAGCTGGTACCGGCATGCTCTGGTTGCTATGCCACCACCGGCATGTACCACTTTGGTGCCGTCAAGCAAGTCCGTGCGGAAAACAAAGCGGACTGGAAGCGTGATGGTTGGGTTGGTGACATGGTTGCTGCTCTGAAAAAAGATAAGCATTTCCGTTGGTTCGATTCTGGCGACATGTACAGCCTTGAGCTTGCAGAGAAAATGCTGGCTATCATGATGGCCACTCCGACCACCAAGCACTGGCTGCCGACCCGTATGCATAAGTTTTCCAAATTCCAGTCCATCATTGCTGCCATGCAAGCCCTTCCGAATGTGATGGTCCGTCCCTCTAGTGATGCTGTGGATGGCACTTTCACCCCTGGCGTGCATGGTTCTACCATCATTCCTGCTGGTGCTGAGGTGCCTGCTGGTGTTACGGTGTGCCGTGCTGCTGAGCAGGATGGCAAGTGCTTGGACTGCCGTGCTTGCTATGATAAGTCCGTGCCGGTTATCGGTTATGTGGCTCACGGCAAGAAAATGGCCAAGGTTATTCGGTTGTCGGTTGTAAATTAATTTTTTGAAAGGTAACATTATGAATTTCAGTACAGGCAAACCAGAGAAAAGCGGAATCTACATTGTGGACCGTGGAATGCAAGGCAAACCCTTCCGATTCTACAATGCCGAAACCGACCAATGGGGTCGGTGTGCTTATGAGATAGCCGAAGCGGTTGATAGCAAATCCTCGGTTGGCTTCTTTCCATGGGCTGGACCGGTAACGCATCGGCCAGAGGTTGCAATTGAAAAAGCTGCTAATTCTACACCGAAGCCGAAGAAAAGGCAAGCCGCTACGGTTGCTCTGGCACCCAGCCAACCGAAGCCAAAGGTTGTAAAGGTTAAAAAGGTCAAGTATCCGGACTTTACCATTGTCCACCGACCAGACCGGAATGGTTTCGAAGGTTGGTATGGTGGCAAGGCTGAGGCTTTCCGTGACACCGTGGAGAAGGTACAGAGCTTCTTCCAGAAAAAATATCAGAAAACAGGACAATTGTTGAAATGATAAGACTAGCTTGGTGGTTGTGTCTGGCGTGCTTGGGGGCTAGCTTTCCCAAGGAGACGCTAGCAATTGGTTCAGCTTTTGTAAGCGCTTTTGTTGCATTTTTTAAAGCTGCTTCCGCTGCCGTCATGGCATAACCCACCAGGCTGGTCAACTTTTACCTGATGCTTGCCACCCACCGTGGTTCTGGTAGAATCCATTCCATTGTAAATCAGAAAGGAAACGAAATGCGAACCACCTACGAAAAAACTCTCCAGAAGCGTGCTGCTGCTGATGAAATTGTCCGCCAATTGGTCACCGCCATCCGTGACCGCCAAGAGAACCGCGGCGATGACCACCGAGATGCCGTAGCATACAGCCTAGGCTACCTGTCCTCAGTGCTTAGCTCAGTGATTGCTACCAGCCCCAAGGGTCTGGCTTATGTCAAGGATTCCCTGCAATATGTGAAGGAGACCAAATAATGTATACGAAAGCAGAACAAATCGGAATGGCTGTGGTTATGGCTGCGGCTGTGGTGGTGCTGATGCTGGACTTGGTGGTCTGGCGAATAGGTTAAAGCGGTGGGTGAGCTTTGAGGCAGCTTCGGCTGCCTTTTTTTGGCCTATGGGGCTGGCTGGGGCAGCTGTAGAGGATGGATTGGGAAGCCATGGGGTGAGCGCTTAGCTAAAAAAGCTCCACCAGGTCAAACTCTTTTTTCCTATTTTTTATTTTCTGGGGCTCCCGCGCACCTTTTGAATTTTTCCTTATTTAAAAAAGGAACCGATTACTCCATATACTATCAGAATTACCATTAACAAAAGGAATAACAGAGGTATTGCCAAGATAGCCATGATAATTCCTTTTATCACCTTTGCAATATTCTCTAGGAGTATTTCTGTTTTTCTATTCATTGGTTCTTAGAATTTTTTTCGGAGCCCCCCACAGAGGATTTCGAATTTTTACTGGATTGCTTTCTGTATAAAGAATTCTCTAATTGTCTTATTGTTTCTTATAAGTGTATCTTCATCACTTGAAGTTAGAATTATTTGAATAATATCTAGTATATCTTTTCTTTCTCTCCAGGTACCACAGAAATATCCTTGTGGATTTCTATACCCTTTGATTATTTCTGGTCCACTTACATAGACAAAATCATGGAAGTTAAAAAAAACATTTGGATCCATTTCGGTTAACTCTTTTGATTTTTTAGTGACAAACTCCATATATTCTGTACGGGTACCACAGATGACAAATATTTTCTTATTCATACTTGAAGATGATTCATTGGTAGTGTTCTAAGAATTTTAACCTGGTCGTTTGGTGCAAGGTAACAACGCACACGATATACAACTATTTGGTCTATCGGATTCTCAATTCTAGTGAATTCTGCAAGGTTATTGGTGAGCACATAATCGATAAGCTGTTTTAACAAATTCTCTTTGACTAATTGTGTGGTTACATTCTGTTCTAGAATAGTGTGCTGAGAAACGGCATAGGTGCCAGTAACTAGTTTGCCACCTATTGTGTAATGCTTTATGTCAAATTCAATATCATCAAACATCTTTTACCACTTTCTTCTTTCTTTTCTTGGGAGCCTCGGAAGCGCTTGGATCGGATTCGTAAGACATTCCAAGTTTCTTAAAATATTCTTCCTCTGTAATCTCTTTGATATCTACCGAATCAAACCAATCCAGTTTCTCCAAAGAAGAACGGAATGATTTCATCTGATGATCATGTAAATACTGATCATATTTAAAACCATGTTTCCAAATAACAAGAGCCTTGTAATACTTCTTGGTTTTAAGATTCGGTTTTGTTTCTGATGTAAGCATGTATATAAAGCTTCATGTAATATTCGAAACGAACGGGTTCCTGTTCCGCATTGGGTAGGTCATCTCCCCAGATTCTTTTCATCTCTTTGTATAAATCATCAAACTTCAAAGACCCTGGATCGAAGACCATGATTTAAGTTTCTCTCTTTTGTTTTTTCTTGCAATATTAATTGAATTGTCGGAAATAATACACTTCTCTACCATAATGTCAACCATTGCAAGAAGATCACCCACTTCTTCCTCTAAAGACTGCTTGTTTGTCTTCTTAGTGTATGGATGCGTGGAATCAAAACCAAAACGAAATATCTTTGAGATTGCCTGGGTCACCTCTGCACATTCTTCCTGTGCAATACAAAAAATTTCTTTCACTTCATTATTCATACTTACTCCAATAACAAACTCTTGTGCGAATCTGAATTTATAAACTTTTCGGCAAGTTCAACAGCCTCTCTTTCAGTACCAACATACTTTCGATCTATCAATTTCTGCGGCACACCATCAAGATACATTTCTACACAATAAGAATCAAAAGATGGATCCAAAACTCTACATATGCGTTTGACAGTTACATGCTTTGCTTCATGCCATCTTTCTAGGATTATAAAGTGATCCATGTTAGAATCTCCTTGTAATAAGATTAAGAAATCAGACCAATGAATCGATTCAATACCACACGATTGTTGATCTTGTTTTTTGTATACTTGCTAAATGCAGATACAAGACCACGCTTTGTTGCGTTTGCATCCACAATAAACTCCGATTCATCATCCATATCATTGTCAGACTTCAATGCATAATATTCATTGTATCCACATCCTTCAATTACCAGATACTTATCTTTTCTGAATTTTAGTATCTCTTTATCAAAAGCACCAGATACAGCTCTCTTGTTCACAAATACTTTGTCCAAATATTGGCGAATATCTTTTGGATTACAGATATAAAAACCAACAACATTTGCATTTGTACGTTTTCTCAACAAAGCCAACAATCCAGAAGTTTGTTTCATACCCAAGAAAGAATCAGTTGAAATGGTCTCCTCATTCTTTGTCATCGGATCTCTAATGACCATGTATCTGGCTTTTCGGCCAGTATCATAATAATTATATGAACAAACGGGTTTTTTATCATCAGATGCTTTAGCTGATAGACCATGACCCTCACCATCAGTCATAAAGACTGTATTGACAACCTGCAACTTGTATTTTTTCCTGAATTCAGGAATAATTTCCATAGATGCAATCACAGCCTCATTCAACGGAGTTCCAGACAATTGCATCCAGTCTGGAGCATACCTACCAAAGGATGAAATACGCAACATTGCACTTGCTGCATAGCTAAATTCAGCCGCAGACATTCTGCTCGAAAAGATATTATAGATTCCAAAATTTTGGATGATCAAATCATCTTTATTGTATTCTTTCACCGGTTTTTGCGGATGAAAAATCGAATGTTGTTTTCTATCTTCCGAATGATCAAAAGTATCAGTTGAAATAAAAGTATAAACCTCATAAGGTATCATTGTTTTCTTGCAAAACATGATGAGGTTCAACAATTGCTTGAATGTATTGTTCAGGTGTTTGGACATTGATCCTGACCAGTCAAGGAACAAAACAAGCCCGTGTGATTTGCCACCAGGAACAACAGTAATCTTTTTAAAGATATCCTCACTAAACTGATAAGAGAAAATACGATTCATATTGAGCTCACCAGATTTTGAAACACTGGCTCGCTTCAATTGGTCCGCATTTTTACGCATTTCGAATTCTTTGACCAAATACGAAACAATTTTGTTTGCACTGTTTTTGTAATTAATGAAATCTTTCCGTGATACACGAAATTCCTCACGCTTGAGCCTATTGTAGATTAGTTTGTAATCAACAATCTTTGAAGTATCAAATTTTGGAACATTCACATAACAGTATGTGTCGTTTTTATCAGCAAACAATTTGCTTTGATTGTCGGTGAAAGCTTCATCGGTGAAGGATTTAATTTCTTCACGCTTCTGAATTGCAATCTCAGTATCGTTACCAAATTCATCGGAAAATTCTTCCGAATATTTTTGTTCACCTTCTTCGGATGAAGAATTTTCATTTTCATAATCAAATTGATCAAAATCGAAATCATCATCTTCATTTTTTTCGCCATCTAGAAAACCAAAAGAACCTTTTGTTTTTTCCTGTTCTTTTTCTTTTCTTTCTCTTTGCAGTTTCATCAACTCAATGATTTTACGCGAAACATTAATAACATCTCCGTATGTTTCCGTAGTCTCAACTTCATTAAGTAAAGCCTTTTCTTCAGCATCGAAATTGACGACCATCTGTACGCCGCCTTTGCAATGAATGTTGATTCTATCAATTAGATTCATTTCATTGATATTGATTCCTTTTGTTCCAAAAAAGTCTTTATCAAAAAGTTCCTTGTATCCACGAATAAAGGAGTTTTTTAGACCAGGATATTTGTATCTGATCTTTCTTTCAATGCGAGAATCTTCAACAACATTAAGAATGGACATGTTCAGTCCTTCTTCTTTTGCTTCTTTCATTTCTTCCATAGGAGTATACAAAGCGTGACCAACTTCGTGACCCATGAAAAGATCGTAAAGATATGGAGAAATTTTGTTATCGAGTGTAGGAACAGTCAAAATTCGATTTACAATATCGAAACTTGCTGTTTGTACATTTCGTTGTTCAATTGTCAGGTTTTCTGTGGCCATCAGTTTGGCCAATATCGATTTTGTGTCAATTAGTTCCATTAGAATCTCCTGTAGAAGAATTCAATTCTATCATAGTAAAAAAACAAAATCAATCTTTTTGTTGTTTTTCTGTCACTTCGGTAATAATCAAACAACCATCTTCAACCGAAAGTTTTAGCTTCTGTCCTGGTTTCCAACCTTTTTCGGCAATCAGTTCATCCGGAAAAGTTAGAATTCCGTCTCCGGAACCATCTTCGGCTTCAGTTATAACCGAGCTGTATATTTTGTTCGTGGTCATTTTTTAAATTTTCGTAGTTTTCCAAGTCTTTTTCCCATTGATTCATGACTATCCATCTTCGGACAGCTTGATCAATCTCATCAAAATCGTATTTTTCTTTTTCTTGTGTTAAATCTTGCGACATTTTACTGCTCCTGAAGCAAAAAACACGACATTTTTGCCGGATGTTTGCTTTTGCGAGCAAATTTTGCGACATTTTTGTGTTTTTGAACGGGTTTTATCGGTGTTCTACACACGGGGCGTTGTAATTTCACAACAAAATTGATTTTTTTGCTCATTTTAGCGCCTCATGCTCGAAATTTGAACAGCTTCTTCAGTATTAAACACAGGAACAGCATTGGATTTGTGCATTGTTGCAATTCCTAGCATTTTTTCGCCTGTGTACACTTTCGGTTCTGCTTTTGCTGTGCTTCCTGTGTTCGAATTTAGTGAAGGAATATAAGGTGTCTCACGACCAGGCGGCGATTTCAATTCATAAACCAATTTTTGATTTTGTACAGTTTTAATTTTTTTAACAGGTTGATGCGAAGCAAGCCATTGTTCGTATTGCTCACGCACAGCTTTTGGTTTACGCTTCGGTTTTGACCTTTGTGTCCTAGTGTAGATAATCATAAAAAATCTCCAGAATATTTTTGTATTATACTCTGCAATTTTACACTAGTCAACCAGTTTGTTGTAAATTTACAACATCAGTACATTTCTCTGTCTTTTCTCTTTTTTGTATTTAAATAACCGTCTTGACCGTATTCAAAATCCTCAAAACGATAATTTTTCATTCTTCGGTGGTCGGAATAAGTTTTTTTTCTTTTCTTAGGTTCACCGTAACCATAATCATCATCGTAGTCTTTATTCTTACGAAATTTAGCTACATATTTTGACACTTATCTATCTCCTTATTTAAAAGTTTCAAAATTAATGCCCTTTATTTTTGTTTCAGGCATGTTGTGCATGTCCTGTTCGGACACATAAGTTATATAAGCTCTTGGGTAACATATTTTGACTATTTTGAGTAGATTGCAAACTGTGCCATCTGTATCATTGAACCTAAAAATTTCATCAATGATATTTAATTGTGACAACAGTTCTCGGCGCGATTCGTAGTTATAAGAAAACCCACCTCTGTTGGTTGCCATCCAAATATCTGAATGTAATCCAACAACAAGCCAATCGCCCTTTTCTTTACATTTTTTTAAAAATTTAAAATCATCTGGAGTGATAGGATCGAATTCTCCGCAAACGATGATTATTCTTTCTTTTAATGTCATGGTAAAAGATTAGGAAAAGCCTCTTTGACAAATTTATAGTCTAAACCTTTTACACCTAAATCTTTTTGAAAAATACCAAGTATGATTTCCGCATCTCTTGGTTCAATAGACTCTAACATTTGAATTAAAAGTTCCTCTCGCCTTTTTTCTGTTAGTTTTTCTGCCGTTGCATCACCTTCTCGAAAAAGATATAGTCTTTTCAATTGTGCATTTAAACTATCATAAGTGATACCAGGTAATACATCGTTGGGTACTCTATATTTTTCTGGTAGCTCTTTTACTTTCCATTTAAAATCTGGATGAAATGTTAATTTGAAGATATCAACAAGTGTGTTCGACAAATTGCCGCCAATTACATTCATTCTTTCTTTTTTGTTACCACACTTTTCAAATTCATCAAAAATTTCATAGATTGCTTTCATCAAAACTCCTCAATTACATTCATCAGATTTTTTAATTTATTCTCAATAAAATAATTTAAAATTTTACCTTTTGCTGCAGGTTTAGTATTATCATATGTATTTATGATTTTCTCTTTGATATCTTCTGGAATAAGACTTAGATCAATCAGTGTCTGGTTACGAGAAAAACCAATTCTAGCTTTTTCATCTTTCCATTCAACATGGTTTTCAACCATAAATGTCTTCATTTTGGTTTGATTGATTGGTGTTTGCCTTGTGCCAGTAACAAAGCAATCTGATGAAGAAAGAATATTCGGAATGCCATCTCCTTTGTCACCAGAGATGATTTTTTCTTTCAAATCAGCTATCGGATCTTCCGAAACAATAAATTTCTTTTGTGCAGGATTATACTGTTTGACTGTATGGCCACATTTCAAATAATTATTCCAACGCTGTAATTGCAAGAAATCTCCGTCACTGGAAATGATTAGGATGTTTTCATGCATGATGTGTCGTGGTACAAGAGTGCCAATAATATCATCAGCTTCTGCGCCTTCAACATCAATAACTTTGTATGGGAAATTTTCTTTCAATTCGTTCTTGAATTTAGAAAGCATATCGAAAATCAGATGCCAATTCAGATCGGATTTTTCCCTAGTTTTTTTCCTACCAGCTTTGTAGAACGGAAAAAATTCTTTGCGCCAATATTTTCTATTGTCACAACACAAAACAATTTCACCATAATCTTTTTTGAAATTGTTTACATGAGTTCTAATAATATTAAGAATCATGTGTCGAATCAAGCCTTCTTCAAGTTGAAGTTTTGGCTTTGCATTAGCAATTTGAGCCATAAGGCCAGAAAGAAGAACCTGGTTCAAGTCAACGAGAATCATAAAAAACCTTTGCGTACTTTAGGAAATTCCTATTCTATCACGCATTCTTTATTTTGTCAAACATATCGTTTATGAAATTTTTGGATGTTGTTGTTTTTTTCGCAACAATTCCGTACCAGTCTTGTTTAATCAGAGTAGAAACATATTCCCTAGGATCGCTTAGTATGGCATCAAAAACATCCACTTTTTCTGGTTCATGACTTCTAAACAAAAGTATGTGCCACTCCGGTCCCATTTCAGAGCCGCCTATTTTTTGGCCAGGGTCCACATAATCTTTCGCTGAAATTGTAACTTGTGTATCGTCAGCATTGTGTGGCATAAAAAATAAAACATCATAATCTTTCAAATCTTCAAGTGCCGCTAACATTGTAATCCTTTTATATGTGATTTTCTAACTCTAACCATAATCCATGTGTTATAGAAATTATCATTTTCTAAAACGCCATTCACAAACTGTTCTTTTGCTTCAAGATAACCACACTCACCTTTCGATTTACAAAGATATAAAATTGTTCGTATAAATTTTTCTTGGCCATGTATTATAACATCTTTTTTTAATTCCTCATTGGAACCAAAATAAGATTGCCAATCACTAGATACTTTTATTTTTTTCTTCTTTCCTTTTACTTGTTTAGTTTTTGAGGAATAGAAAAATTTTTTTCCAATGTATTTTTTATTATTGATTGTATTGGTGATAAGATATACAAATCCGTAATTATCACCAATCATTTCTTCTGTAAATTCTTTGTCTTTATATAACCAATTTAAGATTTCCATTCATCGTCCCAATTATCCGAATCTTCATCATCTATATATTCTTCTTCGGATAATTCTTCGATGTTTTCGCCACAAAAGGGGCAAATCTCTGGATATTCTTCTGATACTAATTCTTCTGAATAAGCAACCTCATAAGACGATTCACAATTTTGACATTCTGCTTTTATTATTTTTGGTGTCATTTTTTCTCCTTAATTTGCCCAAACATCACCCCAATTTCCTGATAGTGCTCCTTTAGCATAATCAGTTGCTCTATTTTCAAAAAAGTTCGTGTGTGTTGGTGCATTGATCATTTCTTCTACCCAAGGCAAAGGATTGCGTTTCACTTTATTGATGCCTTTGAGACCAAGACTAATGAGTCTACGATCTGCAATGTAACGAATGTATTGTTTGACCTCAGCTGAACTTAGACCTTCCATTTCTCCCATCGAAAATGCAAGATCAATAAATTTATCTTCTAATTGAACCATTCTTTCAGCAATGCTGTACAATTTTCCTTTTAGTTCATCGTTCCAAATTTCAGGATTTTCTTTGATATATTCTTTAAATAGTTTGATCATGTTCTCGGTGTGCATTGTTTCATCAACAATAGACCAAGTAACAATTTGACCCATGCCCTTCATTTTGCCGTGCCGTGGGAAGTTTAATAACATGATGAAAGAACTAAACAATTGCATACCTTCGGTGAATGCTGAGAATGTAGCGATGTGTGTAGCTGTTGATTGTTTGTCACCATTCTTACTGGAAATGTCTAGGATGTAATCGTGTTTATCACGCATCTCTTGATATTCTAAAAATTGATTATATGTTGTTTCGGGTAATCCAAGAGTTTCAATCAAATGGCTGTAAGCAGCGACATGTAATGCTTCTCTTGCGGCAAAACCCAACAACATCATGCGAACTTCTGGTTGTGGAAAGTATGGTAGATAATTTCGAACATAACCACCCGCAACATCAATATCTCCTTGTGTAAAGAATCTAAAGATATGTGTAAGAAATTGTTTTTCTTCTTTCGTTAGTCTTTTCTTCCAATCTTTTGTGTCTTCAAGCATTGGTACTTCTGTATGCAACCAATGGCTCTGTTCGTGTTTCAACCAGGCTTCATATGCCCAAGGATAACTGAATGGTTTGAAATTGTGACGTTCATCTGTTAATTTGAACTGTGTTTTTTTAAGCATCTAGCCACTCCGTCAATTGTTGTTTTGTTTTAATTCCTGTAATGCGTTTCATTTCTATTGTTTCATCCATCATAATAAGTGTTGGTACGGAGCGTATACCAAAATCTGCTGCAATTTCTGGATGAACATCTATGTCTATAACTTCAAAAGGTAATGTTGGTTTAATTTCTTCCAACATACTGTTCATAGTTTTACATGGTTGACACCATGATGCGGTAAATCTTAAAACTTTTTTCATATTAACACCATGAAGTTTTGGCTTCACCATAATATTCTCTGGCAAAACCGTTGTTGATTAACATCATTCTCAAACTTTTTCCGTCTAGTAGTACATCTCCCAATACACGACCACCATATTTGTCCCAGTCCATGAGAATGACTTGTCTCTTTTGGGCTTTATTAATCGCATCTTTAGTGAATGCGGTTGCTGCTTGACCTCTTGCATCTTCTTGGGGGCATTTAGCTCTATGTCCTTTTTCTGGAGTATCCACTCCAAAGACTCTGATTGACAACTCTTTTTTAAGAGGGTCTGGCAACCAGTTAGCTTGAAAGGCTACGGTGTCGCCATCGATGACTCTTGTGAGAAGTACATCGTATGTGACACCGGCCTTTTGTTGTTGTGATAATGCGGTTAGTGGAACAAACAATAGTGTTAGTAATAATTTTTTCATTCTTCTTCTCTTTCATACATAACGGTATCAGTGTCACCTAAAGCCCATTTAGCTTCAGTTTCAACTGACCACCTTTTGGTTGATACTTTAAAATCTGGCATTTTTAAATTACGAGGGTTACTTGATGGTTCAAACACAATCATTCTATTATTTGGTTGACACGCAAATTGTCCGTTATCGCATTTAATAAAATTATATGATTTATGGTCTTCAACATCTTCAGAAAGACCTGTATCTATAATATTAAAGTCTGGATGTGCGGAATCTACGGTAAACAAATATTCACCATACATCCAACCACCATCTTTTAATTTAAATTTACACTTCATTGATTGAAGTTGTGCCTTCTTTAAAACAGTGATATCATAACTCAAACAGTCCCACAATTGCAAGTAGTCAAGTGGTAAAGGTTCACCTTCAATTGGTTTCCAACAATAAGCACTGATTGGTAACTTATCATACAAAGCACCATACTGATTCAGATATGATTCAATACGAAATGCTTGCCCCCTCAGAGATTTAATACTGATCCACCAACAAGGCTCCAATTCACCAAAACCTTTTTGAAAGTCATACAGAAATTCTTTGCGAACAAAGCATTTCACTGTTGGTAAATTTGCAACAATATGTGACATTAAGCGGCTTTACCTCATAATTAGTTCTATCATACTGAAAAACTACTTCCACATCCGCAGGTAGTTTTTGCATTTGGATTAGAAATTACAAATTGCGATCCCTTTAATTTATCTTTGGTGAAATCTATTGTTGCACCATCAAAATATTGCATACTCATGGAATCAACAATAAGTTGTCCTATTTCAAAATCATCTTCTTCTTTATTTTCCTCTAATGTAAACCCATAATTAAAACCTGAACAACCACCACCTTGAACAAATGCACGAACGTATTTTGAAGAAGGTTCGTCTAATAATATTTCTTTTATTTGTTCTTTAGCACTTGCAGTTATTGTTATCATATTTTCCTCTATAGTCATTTATTGCGGCTTTAATAGCATCTTCTGCAAGTATGCTACAGTGTATTTTGACCGGTGGTAAGGCAAGTTCTTCAGCAATTGTTGAATTAGTAATTTTTCCCGCTTCATCAAGGGTTTTGCCTTTGACCCATTCTGTGACGAGACTACTTGAGGCGATTGCACTTCCGCATCCGTAAGTTTTAAATCTAGCGTCCGTGATGATGTCACCTTCAACTTTAATTTGTAATTTCATAACATCACCACACGCAGGTGCTCCCACCATTCCGGTTCCAACATTTGATTCTTCTTTACTAAAAGAACCAACATTTTTTGGATTTTCATAGTGTTCTATAACTTTTTTAGAGTAAGCCATTTATCCCTCGCAAGCAATACAATCATTACCTTGTGCAATTTGTGACATATCTATTTCTTCAATTACTTTGCGTTCAATTTTCTTAGAAACTTTATCTGCTTTAGCTAGTTTTTCTGAACGGCAGTAATATAATGTTTTCAAACCTTTCTTCCATGCCATGAAGTGAATAGCATGTATATATTTGATATTTGAATCTGGTCTAAAGAAGACATTCAACGATTGTGCTTGATCAATATACTGTTGACGATCAGCAGCATGTTCAATCACCCATCGTTGGTCAATTTCCATAGAAGTTTTGAATACTTCTTTTGTGTGTTCATCCATCCAATCTAGATGTTGTACAGAACCATCGTTAGCAA